CCGCATTGGTGGCTTGTATTCAATTGGCCCAAAGAGTTGTCGCGCTGGAGCAAACCGTGGCAAAATTGACCAAAGGTATTTAACATGGCAAGCACCTACTCCCCCTCGCTACGGATTGAGCTGATTGGCGCTGGCGAACAGGCCGGTACATGGAACACCACAACCAACTCCAACCTCGGCACGATCATTGAGTCGGCTATTGCTGGGTACGTGGCGGTGTCCGTTACCTCGGCCAATCAAGCCTTTACTGCGCTGGACGGTGCGCCTGACCAAGCGCGAAATGCCGTTATTGCACTGACCACCACAACCACCGCAGCCTTCAACGTATACGCTCCACCGCAGGAGAAGACCTACATCATCTACAACACCACCGCTTACACAGCGACAATCTACAACTCCACGGTGTTGGGTAACACAACCGCAGCGGGCGCAGGTATCACCGTTCCTGCGGGTGGTAAGGTATTGGTGTTTAGTGACGGAACTAATTTTTACAGCACAAGCGCACCCAATCTGACCGGCGCAATCACTTCAGTTGGCACTGCAACTTCTCTCGGATCGTTTACATCCGCGCAACTGCTAGGTGCGCTCACTGACGAAACGGGTACAGGCTCAGCAGTTTTTGCCACAAGCCCCACGCTGGTAACTCCTGCTCTGGGAACGCCGACTGCTTTGGTTGGAACAAACATCACCGGAACCGCAGCAGGTCTAAGCATCGGCGGTAACGCAGCGACGGCTACATTGGCCACTAACGCGACAAACGCGACAAACGCGGTGAATCTAATTACGGCTGGGTTCTCAATCGTAGAATCAGGCGGTAAGTTGTTGTTCAAATACGGCGCAACCACAATTGCGTCAATGGACTCTTCGGGCAACTTCATTGCGTTGGCAGATATTACTGCTGGCGGTACACCTTAAAGGATAAATCATGGGAATTTCAATAAGCGGAACAACACTTACGTTCAATGACGCTACAACAATGACAACGGCAGCAACACCTACATCAACTGCTGAGGGTGCTGTTGGTACTTATGGGATTTACATGATGGGAGCCGCTAGCGGCCCTAACGTAGCGTACGGCGCAACAGTTGCGGGTTCGAGTTTAAGATATAACTACAGTGTTAACAACACAAATGAAACTTTTCAAACGAATAGAAGTTCAACAAGGAATCAAGACTATCGTACTAACGCTACTTATGGCGGTGGTGGGACCTCTTTGTCTGGCACGTGGCGACGAATGAGTAGTGGGGGAGATATATACACATATATAAATGACGGAGAAAACTATTACAACATATATGGGACCGCTCTATATGTTCGCATTTCTTAATGGGAGCTATTATGTTTACAATTGAATCAGTTATAAATTTAAAATGGTGTGATGAAGAAAAAACCGTCATAGAATGTTTAGTAAAATATGCCGAGTTTGATGAGCCACATCCAACTGGTGTAAACGCACACTGCCCCGATAAACACATTAAAGAGATTTGGACTAAAGCATTAACCGGTGAGTATGGGGTAATTGCTGAATATGTCCCACCACCCCCACCACCCCCGCCAACAACCGAACAACTAGCTGCACAAGCCCGTGCCGAGCGTGATCAATTACTTGGTGCAACAGACTGGACACAAGCCGCTGACGTGCCGCAAGCAACCAAAGACAAGTGGGCACCTTACCGTCAGGCACTGCGGGATGTACCTCAGCAGTCTGGTTTTCCCACTGATATTGTGTGGCCCACAAAGCCAGCGTAATACCGTTATTAACATAGCGGCATAACGTTCATGGACGCCCTGCCGCCGATTCCTGTGGTGCAAGCCCCCGCGCCTGTATTTGAGTGTGTAAGGTGGTCGTGGTCATCAGATCGCAAAGAAGTTTGGTGTCTCCAGTGGCGTGAGAAAGGCAAACCTGAACCTAAGAAGGTAGCGGAAAGTGATTGACCCCCTAACAGCGCTGGCAGGTATACAGGCGGCGGTTGCGCTCATCAAGAAGGTCAGCAAGACCGTGGACGATGTGTCGTCGCTCGGTCCCGTTTTGGGCAAGTACTTTGACGCGAAGTCTACGGCTACTAAAGCTGTTGTTCAGGCCAAGAAGTCCAAGTCCTCAATGGGCACGGCTATCCAGATTGAGATGGCGCTGGATCAGGCCAAGCGGTTTGAAGATGAGCTACAGCTCTTGTTCATGCAGGCGGGGAAGATAGATGTCTGGAACCGTATTAAGTCCAGAGCAGCAGCAATGGATGTGGAGTCTGCCCATGATGCACGGCGTGAACGCGAGGCTGCGGTCAAGCGCAAACAAGAGATGGACGAGGTTGTTGAGTTGGCCTTGCTGGCGGTCATCTTCTTCAGTTTGGTCGGGGTGATCCTGTATTTTACCATTGGCATCTTTGAGCAGCAAAGATGAGCGACGAGCGTTTAAACCTAGTTGACAAGGTGCTGGCGTATGTCAGCAGCCCATTCCGTCTGTTTGCGATGGTGCTCATGGCCGTCCTAACCTTTGCAGGGTACTTTGTATATACAAACCAAGAGCTTCTGATCGGTGCGTACAAGGAGTCCAGAAAGATTCCCAGCATTGCTGAAGACCGCGTAGAAGACGCAGCAGCTCATCTGTTTAAACAGTCTGGCGCACAGATCGTGGCGGTGTTTAAGGTCAACTCGATGTTTGGCACGCGCATCTTGCACCGGGCCTACGCCAAGGACGGCAGGGATAAAACAAACGACGGGCTGGACGTAGGGCTGTTTACACAGAACGCAGGCAACAATTCGGATGTGGTCAAGCTCATGGCAAACGAGATCCCGTGCAGCGAGTACAAGTCAGCGCAGTCGGAGATGGGTTTGTGGTACATCGCCAAGGGCGTTACCTATACGTGCCGCATCAGTGTTCCGCCGGAGCCGGGCAGGTTTGTTGGGCAGATCACAGTCGGATGGGCTACTCAGCCTGAAGACATGGACAACACCCGCGCCATGCTTCAAATCGCAGCAACCATGCTTTCAAGGAGTAAACAGTAATGGATTGGCTTAAACAAATCGCGCCCACAATCGCCACGGCGATGGGTGGCCCACTGGCGGGGATGGCCGTGTCGGCTATCAGCAAGGCTATTGGCGTAGACCCTGACAAGGTGGGCGACCTGATCTCCAACAACAAGCTGTCAGCAGAGCAGATTGCTCAAGTCAAGATCGCCGAGATCGAATTGCAAAAGCAAGCGCAAGAACTTGGCCTCAACTTTGAAAAGTTGGAAGTCGAGGACAGGAAGTCAGCGCGGGAGATGCAGGCCACCACCCGCAGCTTGATGCCGCCAATCCTTGCCGCCACGGTCACAGTGGGCTTTTTTGGCATCATGGTGATGATGTTTATCGGTAAAGTAGACAGCGCCAACCCTGCCATCTTAATGATGCTAGGAAGCCTTGGCACAGCTTGGACGGGCATCATCGCTTACTATTTTGGATCATCTGCTGGCTCACAGGCCAAGACAGACCTTCTTTCTAAGGCAGGACCAGTGAAATGACTGAAGACCAACTTGAGCAAATGCACATCGATCCGTCATGGCTTGAGCCGCTGACGGCGGCGTTTAACCGCTTTGAGATCAATACCCCTGAGCGCCAAGCTGCGTTTATCGGTCAATGCGCCCATGAGTCTGCCAACTTTAAGACGCTGCAAGAGAACCTGAATTACAGTGCAAAGGGTTTAAACGCAACATGGCCAAGCCGGTTCCCGTCTGAAGCGGAGGCCCAGCCTTTCCATCGCCAGCCCGAGAAGATCGCCAACAAGGTCTACTCTGGCCGGATGGGCAACACCGATGAGGGTGATGGCTGGAAGTTCCGTGGTCGAGGACTCATTCAGTTGACCGGCAAAGACAACTACCGATTGGCATCAGACGCCTTGGGCGTTGACTTCGTCAAAGATCCCGACCTCGTTCTGACCAAAGAATACGCAGCCCTGACCGCAGCTTGGTTTTGGAACAAGCGCAGTTTAAACAAAGAAGCCGACGCCAAGGACTTCACAGGGATGACAAAAAAGATAAACGGTGGGATAATTGGCCTCGCCGACAGGGTTGCGCACATCAACTCCGCCCTTAACGTACTAACTGCGTGAGGTAAGCGTGACGCTACAGAAACTCCAGCTAAGACCGGGAATAAACAAAGAGTCCACAACTCTGGCCAACGAGGGCACTTGGTTCGAGATGGACAAGGTGCGCTTTCGTTCCGGCTTTCCTGAGAAGATTGGCGGCTGGGTTGCTGATACAGGCTCTTCCGCCACAACCACTTTACCGCCTCCTACGGGATCGTTCTGGGGGACCTGCCGGTCACTGTTCAACTGGATTACGCTGTCTAGCTACAACCTGCTGGGCATTGGAACCAACCTCAAGTTTTATATTCAGAACGGCACTGGCGGCAGTTTCTACGACGTCACTCCTATCCGCAGCACCACCGCTGCCGGAGATGTAACGTTTGCAGCCACCAATGGCTCAACCACCCTGACGGTTACCGATACCGCGCACGGGGCACAGGCCGGAGACTTTGTTACTTACAGTGGCGCAGTCACCCTCGGCGGGGTAATTACCGCTGTCGTGCTCAACAAAGAGTACCAAGTGGCGTCCGTCACCAGCAACAACGTTTACACCATAACCTCCACCGTTGCGGCAAACGCTTCGGATGTTGGCAATGGCGGCAGCGCTACCGTGGGTACGTATCAAATTACAACCGGCTCGGATGTTTCTACGGTCAATGTAGGCTGGGGTGCTGGCGGCTGGGGTGGTATCACCACCGGATATACAAGCACGGGTTGGGGTTCGCCAGCACCCGCTGGTGTGGGTCTCGGCTCTCAGCTTCGCCTGTGGAGTCAGGCCAACTATGGTGAAGACTTGATCTTCAACCCACGAGGCGGAGGTTTGTATCTCTGGGAAACCAACGCCAATCCAAACATTTTTGACCGTGGCACCCTGCTCACTACCGGGGATACCCCGGATGTTTGCAACTTTGTCATGGTGTCGGACTCCTCAAGGTTCGTCCTCTGTTTTGGTGTAAACGACTACGGCTCAGCCGTACAAAACCCCATGTTGGTGCGCTGGTCAGACCAAGAAGACTACACGCAGTGGACTCCTGCTATCACCAATCAAGCTGGCAGCTTCACACTTAGTGAAGGCTCCTCCATTATTACCGCCTCGCAGTCACGCCAAGAAATTCTGGTTTGGACGGACTCTGCGCTGTATTCAATGCAATACCTCGGCCCCCCATATGTTTGGGGCTTTCAGATTCTTTCCGACAATTTATCCATTGCAGGCCCCAATGCAACGTCTACAGTTAACAACATAACTTACTGGATGGGCATTGACAAGTTCTACATGTATTCTGGACGGGCGGAAACTTTATACTGCCCCCTTCGTCAGTATATTTTTAACGACATCAATATATCGCAAGCCTTTCAGTTTTTCTCGGGCACCAACGAGGGATACAACGAGGTCTGGTGGTTTTATTGCTCTGCTGATTCTGACGATATTGACCGATACGTGATTTACAACCATTTGGAAAAAATCTGGTCTTACGGCAACCTTGGAAGAACGGCTTGGCTGGACTCGCCGCTGCGAGCTTCCCCAATGGCTACAGGATATAACTCGCAGCTTATATATCA